CAGTTGCTGGTGGTACCGCCGATACATATAAATCTGTCGGTATGGTTCTTACCCAGACTGCTGGTCAGGGTAAGCTTACTACCGAGAACTGGAACCAGCTGTCTGATGCTATCCCAGGAGCTTCTGGTAAGCTCCAGCAAGCACTTCTCGAAGCAGGAGCCTACACAGGCAATTTCCGAGACGCAATGGCTGCTGGAGAGATCACCGCAGACGAGTTCAATGACGCTATTCTGAACCTCGGTCTAACCGATGTCGCACGTGAGGCAGCTACAGCCACCACAACGTGGGAAGGTGCATTCGGAAACCTTGAAGCCGCATGTGTTAACTTGATGGCGCAGGGTCTCGATCTGATTAAGCCTGCAGCAACAGCAGCGATCAACGGTCTCACCGACGCGATATCCACTATACCGAATGCTATCGGTTCGATTGGTAACACTTTTTCCGAATTGCAGGGCTGGATAGCAGACTTCGAGAATGAGACTGGTCAGGCAGCTACTGCTGGAGACGTAATGTGGAATGCCATCCAGCTTATCGGCCAGAAGATGGGTTTCACGTTCGAGCAGCTCAATCCGATAGCGAATTCTGTGGCTGGTCTATTCGATACAGTCCAGACGGCTATCATGAATGTAGGTTCTACGGTTGAGTCGAATATTGCTCCGTTTGTGTCTGCGCTCCAGAATCTAGGAGACACCATAGCGTCTAACGTGCTGCCCATGGTGACTGCTATGGTGGGGTATTTCTCTCAGGTGGGTTCTACGCTCACTGCAGTGCTCACTCCTGTGTTGAACACCATCCTCCCGATCATTATTCAAATCGGCACGATGATTGTTCAGCATGTTACGAACATTGCCGCAATCATGATGCCCGCAATTACGAATATCTACAATCTGCTCACACAGGTTGTGGCTGCGCTTCAGCCTATCATCGTCAATGCCATGAATTTCATCATGGGTGTTGTTAACACGGTATGGCCATCTATTCAGAACACTATACAAGGTGTCATGAACGCCATTCAAGCTGTTATTTCGACGGTAATGGGCGTTATTCAGGGCATCATTCAGGTCGCTCTTGGCATCATTCAGGGCGACTGGAGCGGTGTAATGAGCGGTCTTCATCAGATTGCAAGCTCCATCTGGAACGGCATTATTGGTGTTATTTCCGGAGCTATTCAGGCTGTTCAGGGTGTAATTTCTTCCGTCCTTGGAGTCATTCAAGGTGTGTGGAGTGGCGCTTGGAATGCCATTAGCTCATTTCTAAGTGGCGCCTGGGATAGCATCAAGAGCGGTGTGAGCTCTGGTATCGATGGCGTTCTTGGATTCATGCAAGGACTGCCTGGACGAATTTTGAATGCCCTCGGAAACCTCGGTACGCTCCTGCTCGATGCTGGCAAGTCGATCATGAAGGGCCTCCTCGACGGTATCACCAGTGGTGTTCAAGGCGTGTTCGACTTTGTCGGCGGTATTGGTAGTACCATTGCCAGCCTTAAGGGACCGATTCCGTATGACCTTAAGCTGTTGATACCGAACGGTCAGGCTATTATGAAGTCGCTCCTTACGGGCATTAACAATGGTGTTACGGGCGTATTTAACCGAGTGAGCGATATCGGAGGGGAGATTGCAGACTCACTCAGTGGCAATTACACTATCCCAGTCGTACCAGAACTGAAGATTGCAGACTTCAATGGCACATTGCCCTCTAATGGGTCTAAGTCGATTATAGATCCTCGCCCAGTTGTGAATGAAGCTCCTGTTGTAAACGTAAAAAACATAATCGTTCGTTCAGACGAAGATTTTGATTCTGCAGCTACAGTTTTCAACAGAAATGTCATGCATGAATTGAATTGGAGTCAATATGCCCAATAAAGCTCGACAAATAATCCTAGAGTACGGAGACGACTCCATTGCCATACAAGGAGATCCTTCTATCAAATCCGATTTTTACATAACGGATGAAGGAATTGAAGGGTGGTTCTCGAATCCGACCGCAAAGGTAAGTTCGTCCGAAAGAACGACTGGAGACGGGTCTCACAGAGTGGTAGGCTCTGGGGTTTTATATAATTCCAGGACGGTCTCTTTCTCGGTTTATGTTATTGGAAAAGACAGGACTGAGGTGGTAGATGGCATTAAAAAGCTCCTCTACTATTCTAAGAAAATTGTGAGAATCTATGTGTATGACGCACAGGATTGTACATATTGCGACGGTTATGTCAAATTCGACGTTGACAAATCGTGGGATGTGAACTACGCTAAGGTCTCTGTCACTGTGGTGTGTCAGGATCCTGTACGCCTGTCTAAAGAGGTCTCCTCAGGCTACATGGAGCCGTCGCCAGACCCATCTGGTGGATTGCAATTTGAGGATTCCATTCTTGTTTTCCCCTTGAAATGGGGTAAGCAAACCGTAGTAAACAATACGTGTACAACACACAACAGTGGCACCATAGTTTCTTATCCGATTATCACTGTGTCCGGAAATTTCCCAAACGGATTTTCGATCACCAATCAAGAAACAGGAGAGAAATTATCTTATTCTGAACCAGTAAACTGGGGATCGCCTATTATAATGAATTGTAGCAAGAGAACAGCGTCTTCAAACGGAGTCGATGTAACAAGGAATCTGTCTGAGAGAGGTTTCCCTGCTGTTCCGCCAAAGAGCGATTTGTCTCTATCTTTTTTGGCGTATGGTGTAGGAACGTGCGAAGTCGTAGTTCATGATTCGTACATTTAGGAGGTTAAAATGTCTGTAGCGTTGGGAGTGCCTCAAAGCAATGCTGGGGTCGGAACTTCAGCACTAGAGATGAGAAAGATCATCGGTAGCCTTTTTGTTAACGTTGGCATCATTGACGGTCTCAGTGTTAAGGGCACATCGTCTCTCTATTATGTTGTGGACAGTGGTGTGGCCATCTGCAGCAAGGGGGAATCTGACGGTTATACCATAGCATACTGCTCAGGGGGAAACACACCTTCCGTCCAATCGAACACTTCTAGTCAGTCGCGCATAGACGCTATCTGGCTGACGTCCCATGACATCCAGAACGGAGATGGAGACAATCTCGTTACGATTGGTGTGTCTCAAGGAGTTCCATCGTCTTCTCCCGTGCCACCGAGCATTCCGTCTGATGCGACAATAATCGCATATATGATGCTTCCTGCTGGGGCAACAAGTACTCAAAATGCCGTTATGACCTCCGAACGGATATATGCTGTACCGTCTGGAGCTTCTCTCGGCGTTCTTCTTGACAAGACGGATACGTCATACAAAGGAATACATGCAGGTTCTGCATATACGTTTGCCAGTGGACAAATCTATGTGCCGACAGACAGACTTTTGTCTATAAAGCTAACGGAGACCACATGGGCATGGAATCCAAAGACTCACGACTGGATCGGATCTGGGTATATCGACTGGACACTCGATGGTGTTGTCCAGAGGGCATTCCGCTTCACGAATTATCCCGAGACTCCAACAACGAGCTGTTTCGAAGATTTCGTCAAGGTGTCTGCAGGATTTCACTCGATCTCTGCCAGACTGTGGGGTTCTGACACAGTCCCCGCCTCAGACATCTGGCTTGATTACGCAGCAGATTCGTGGCCAGGACAAAGACTGCTCGTTGTCGATTCTGGAGTGGCAGAATAATGTGGAATTCTTACATCTGTGACACCATATCTGGACTCATGATTACCCCCATAGAAATCCAGAGTTTCTCGTGGCATATGAGTGTGTCGGATTCTTCATTGTCCACCAATACAAAAAGGAACATTGGCGAGGACGGATTGTCTCAGATAAGCCTTCCGTGGGCTTCCGTCCCTTCTAATACACCAGAGGGAAGAAACAGCATTCTGTATCCCATGAAAAGGTCTATCGTTTTAATGTGGGACGATACGCCTGTCATTTTTGGCACAATAGGGTACAGAGTCGACTCTGAAGACTGTACAGATTTTAGCCTCTTGTCTATCCAGGATATATTGTCGAGTCGATATCTTGTGAGAGAAAATGTGTTTGGCAAATCCTACGGAGGAACCACAAACGACACCATCTCTTACAATAATATGTCTCTCAGGGGTATAGCTGCAGACATCATACGGAAATGCACACGAGAAAAGCCTTCTGGAGTACTGCCGATAGACACCCAATATGACGGTGAGACGGGAAACCATCAAAGGACTTACTATGGCTATAATGTGTCTAACAATGCAGCGGACAAACTCCTCAACGAAATAACCAATGTTCAAGACGGTATCGAGATGAGGTTTGTCCCCTATAAAGAGGAAAACAACATAAGGCTGAGGTTCGAAGCTGGAACAGACAGCGAGCATGAGTTGGTCAATAGCAACGCAAAAAGAACGCTCACCTGGTTTTCAAATGGCAGAGGTCTGATTGAAGAATTAAAAGTGTCGAATATCGGACCATCGATGAGAGTGTACGGAACTGGAGCAGGTCAAGACGATTCGACGCTTTGCCATCTCGCACAAGATTTGTCTCTCTGTCAAACGAGAGATCCGTGGCCTATCGTGGAATCTGTTGTCTCAGACACCAGTTGGGACAATATAGATCTTCTAAGAAGGCACTCAGAAGGGACTCTCGAATCTTCGAAATATCCTTTGTGCCAAATAAAGGGGGCTGTACACATTAACGATTTTGAAGACCAATTTATGGGAATGGTATGGCCAGGGGATCTTATCGACATAGACATCAGAGATCACCCCAGCTTACCAGACGGTATCTATACGACAAGGATTCTTCGCATGGAAGGCGACAGCACAGACAAAGTGTCTCTGACATTCAGCGTTATGAGATCCGTATCCTACTAATGAGAGGGTGAAAATGAACAGACTTGTTCTTCCTGGCATGAGTCCTGTCTATGAAAACATGGCTCGCTCCGTTGTTCAGGCTCACAAAAAGATAAACGGTCAAAATACCGCTCCAACAGGCACCATATCTTTTCACCGTTCAAACGGTTCAAAAGACGTATATGGAGTCCTAAACAAGGACGGCTATTCTGTTGCAAAGAATGTCGGAGACACTGTGGCACCAGGAAGACCTCTTGGTGTCTCAGCCGTATCTGTCGGAGGCATTCTGTATGTCTCCTGGAGTGGAGAACTCGAAGGCGGATTGCCGTCAGATTTCTATTGCGTCCGTGCGTATCTGGAAATAGAGGGTAAAGTCCATGTGATAGGCGAGCTCACGTCAAAGGGAGATCTGTCATACAAAAGCCTCGGGGAAGGCGTTCAAGGCACCGTATACGCCACTGCGGAGGATGAGACTTGTAACGAAGACGGCACGCCAAATCACAATGTGTCTGAAAAGTCAGACAAGATAAGTGTTGTCGGCTCACAGATTCCGATCCAAGGCGTAGACGTCGAGTACACTCTTGGAGAGTCACAGACGACGCCTCCTGAGTCTGGTTGGTCCACTACGGCACCAGAATGGCAAGAAGGCATGTACATGTGGCAGCGCACCGTGACATATACCTCCGACGGTGCTTCATATTCAGACCCGACTTGCATTCAGGGTGCAGCAGGAAGAGACGGTGTTGACGGCAAGAACGGTGAAAATGGCAAAGACGGGACTTCTGGAAGGGGAATATTCTCTACTGAAGTCAAATATCAATCGTCGCAATCGAACACTACAGTCCCCACGGGAGAGTGGCTTACGGCCATTCCTAGCGTGCAAGAAGGCTGGTATCTCTGGACTCGCACCCAATTTACGTATACAGACTCTACCGTGTCTTATGGATACTCCGTAAGTCGGCAAGGTGCTGATGGAGCCGCTGGTTCCGACGGTGCTCCTGGTGCTCCTGGTG